TTACAGCCGCTCGTCGTTCACCAGGTAGTGCCACACGGCCTTGCCGAGGATCCTCACCTGGGGCGCATCGGGGTCGCTCGCGTCGATCGAGCGGTCGCGGTGGGAGGGGTTGTTGCTCTCGGGGTGGAGCACGATAGTGTCGCCTGCGAAGAAGATGCGCTTCATGGTGGCGTCATCGCCGTTCACCGTGACCGCCACGATATCGCCGCTGCGCACCTCGGCGCTCTTGTCGAAATAGACGAGCGAGCCGTTCGGCATGATCTTGTCCATGGAGTCGCCCGACACCGTGAGGAAGAAGCCGTCCGGATGGCTCTCGGCGACAGGCGGGATGACGTAGGCCTCCTCGGTCACGGGGAGCATCTCGAGCGCGTCGCCTGCCGATATCCGCCCGTACACGGGGGCGGTGAGCGACGTGACCTCGTAATGGACGGAGCCTGCCACGAAGCCATCCGCCGCGTTGTCGATGAGGGAGCTCTTGCTGATGCCGAAATAGTCGGCCATGCGCTGTATCGCGCCCATACGCGGGACGGCCCGGCCGTTCTCCCATTGGGAGACCGCCATCGGGGAAACGCCGGCGATCTTCCCCAGCTCCCCCTGCGTCAAGCAGTGCTCGACCCGCAAGCGCTTTATATTGCTGCCCAATTCCATGACGTCCACTTTCTTCCACAGGGTTCCTTTCGACTATATTCTACAATATTTTAACTTTACTTTTAGTATAAGTTTAATTATAGTTTCCGCAGCACGCAACTATAATTCTTACGCTCAACGTCGTGCCCCTTTCGATTCCTGACCAGCAGAAAGGACTGCGCATGAACGTAACGGCAGCAGTGGGCGAGCAGGATGACGCCCTGCGCCCTTGGACCGAGGCCGAGGAGACGTACCTGGCAAACGCTGCGGGAATCCTCTCCCCCGAGAACCTGGGCCGGGCGCTCGGCCGCACGGAGGCCTCGGTGGAGGAGGCGGCCGGGCGGCTCGGGCTCGACGTGCGGTGCGACGGGTCTTCCTTCGTCTGGTGCGACCACTGCGCTACGTGGAGAACCCGCTTGAACAGCCGCACCGGATGGTGTCGCATCTGCACGATGCGCGAGCAGCTGCGGGGGCGCGAGCGGGCCTGTGCCGAGGCCCTTGCCGCCATGGCGCCCTCCGAGCGCGCCGTCTACGAGAAGACGGAGGCCGAGCGCCAGTCCAAGCGCCTGCCGCCCCACCCCGTCAAGCGGCTCGTCTCCGCCACACCGGACGGCAAGCCGCGCATCGAGGAGGCGCGCTACCTCGCGGAAGTGGAGGAATGGGAGTACCGCGTGCTCAAGCTGCGCTACGACGCCGCCAAAACCCGCCTTAGGCGCATGCGTGAGAAGACGGGTGCGAACCCCCGGAAGGCAGGCCGGCGAAACGGGTGACACCTCCGGCATCCTATGACCACCGCGAGCGCCCACCCGGCGAGCGCGCAACAAGCGAAACGCGATACCCCCGGAAAGGAGGTGACTGGATTGACGGACTCCCGCACGGCCCAGGCCGATGTCGCCACCTGCGTGTTCAGTGTGCTGAAGACGATTGTAGAAGGCGATCCCGGCGTGGCTTCCTGCACCTACGAGCAGACGCCCACGGATGCCCAGGGGCTTCCCTGCATCACGATGCAAACCCTCGACGGCACTCCCGTGGAGCGCCGCTACTTGGACGGAGGCCGCGTGGAGAACTACCGCTTCGCCCTGCTGCTGCGTCGGCAGGCCCTGGAGGACCAGGACCGGCTCGACGCCCGCGCCCTGCTCGAACGCCTGGCATCGTCGCTCGCGGAAGCAGACGTCGAACTGGGCGAGGGCCGCACAGCTTGGGACCTGTCCCTGGACACGCTGCCCTACCGCGCCGAGTCGGCGGCCGACTATGCCGACTGGAAGGCGGAACTGACCTTGAAGTACCAGACAAACCGATGAAAGGAACCGAACTATGAGCGAGAACGCCGCACCCATCTGGGGCAACGAACTGGAGTACTACATCAACACGGGCACGAACGAGGCAGCGGCCTGGACGAAGGTGACGGAGCTCCTGACGTGGGAGCCCAGCGCCGAGCCCAAGACCTACGAGCCCGCCTGGCTCGACCGCAAGGTCTCCCCTGTGTTCGTGCAGGGACGCACCTGCTCGATCAACTGGACGAAGGACACGGTGAAGAACGGCGCCCTGGAGGCATGGGTCATGGAGCACCGCAACGAGACCGACGTGGCGTGCGAGGTGTGCCGCGTGTTCACGTGGCTGGGCACGGCTGCGGCGCAGACCGCCGACATGGCCTCCTTCCTGTTCAACCCCGCCGATCCCAGCAACGCCAACGGCGGCCAGCCGGTGGTGACGGGCGGCACGCTGAACATGGCCGACGACGGTTGGACCGAGGGCACGTGGAACCCCTCGACCAAGGCCTTCGCGGCGGGCAGCGCACCGGCCCAGGCGTAGCGCGGCAGCACGACCAGACGAATGCAACGGGCGGCCGCCCAGCCGCGGCCGCCCGAACGACGAAGGAGGATCTTGTGGGATTCGAGTTTTCGAGCCATACCGTTACCGTGGAGATAGGCGGCAAGCCCTACGTCATCAACATGGGCGATGCGGACATGCTGGACAAGGTGGAGCATTGGAGCGACAAGCTCGCCGGCACCGATTACCGGGGATTGAGCGAGGGGCGCCTGAACGCGCTCTCCGCCGACGTGCGCAACTACCTGATGGCACTGCTCGGCAAAGAGCAGTTCGAGCAGGTGTTCGAGAACCGCCCGTTCGACTTCATCGACGGCTTGGAGCTGTTCGCCTTCCTGTACGCCGAGATCGCGAAGAGCCGCGTGGACGCCTCGTTCAAGGCCACGCTGGGCAAGTACCTGCCCGACCTGGACTGGCACGACGCCGAAGCATAGGGCCATGGAGCCGAACATCCTGCTCGAACGGGCGCCGTCGGCCGTGCCGGTCGGCAACGCATGCGTCCCTCTCAACACGTCCCACCGTACCGGCATCCAAGCCATGCGCCTCGCCGACGACCCCTTCGTGGGCGACGAGGAGAAGGCCCGCGCGCTGCTGTTCCTTTACTTCGGACGGCCCGACGGTCGCACGGGGCGGCTCGCCCTCCCCGACGCCGTGGCCGAGAACCCGCAGCTGGGCGTGGAGGCCGCGCTCGCGTTCTTCAACCTGAACGAGCCGAGGCCGCCCGAGGTTCCCGGCACGCGACCTGCCGCCGGCACGCGGGTGTTCGACCGGGATTGGGACGCGGGGCGTGTGGCCGCCGACTTCCAACGCGAGTACGGCCTCGATCTGACCGACCGCGGCTTGCGGCTGCACTGGTGGCGCTTCTGGTCGCTGCTGCGCAACCTGAGCGAGTCATCGCTCACCATGCAGGCCGTCGGCGTGCGCGGCACCGTGCCCGACGAGAAGAAGATGGGCCGCGAGGCGGTGGAGAGCCTCATGAGGCGCAAGGCCGCCCTCATGCTCCCCGCCCGCACCGAGGAGGAGGCCCTGCAGCTGACCCACCTGAGGTACCGGTGGGCGCTGGAGGTGTGACAACCGCGCAAAACAAGCCAGAGTAAAACCAATAGGAACCAAGCTGGAAAGGAGACGAGCCTTGGATACTGTGCGCGAAAAAACAAGGGCACCGGCGCGTATGCATAACGAAATTCTCGCAAACGATGCGAGTGGAGCCAAAAGCCTCGAAAGAAAAAACCGCAGGAAAGGGGGCGTCCCATGTCGGACATCAGCGTTGCCATCGGAGTGACCATAAACGCATCCCGTTACGAAGCAGCCCTCGCGTCCATCGCCACCGCCACAAATCGGCAGATCGGAGCTCTCGCATCAGCCTTTGCGGCGCTTAACGGCGTTGCCGGTGCCGCCGAAGCCGTCAGGAATGCCGCTTCGCAGATCACCTCCTCCTTTGGAGAAATCGGAAATGCAGCATCGAAATCACTCGACACGGCGAGCGGCGCTATCGCCAAAACCGCCGACGATGGAAGCAAAGCGTTGTCCGTGTTCGATACCATCGGGAAAACCGCAAGCGCAATGGCGAAGGGCTTGGGAAAAGCAGCCGGCACCGTTAAAGCAGCATCGAAAGAACTGCTCTCGCTTGGCACGTCCGCTTTGCAGGGAAACGACGGAATCCAGGAAATGGCGAGCGGCGTAATCGCCAACATGGGCACGCTCACCGCCTCGCTGCCCTTGTTGGCCTCGCAAGCAACCGCTGTCCTGCCAGCATTCGCAGCCCAGGTTGCAGATGCCGCGCCAGGACTTATCGATGCCCTCGTCGGTGCTTTCAACCAAGTGGCTACCGCCCTTCCCGAAATCATTCCCCAGCTTGTGGAGGGAATAGCCAGCATAGCGGCCCCGATGGCGGAGGCACTTGTCGAGCTGGCCCCGGTATTGGTAGCTGCCGGAATCGAGCTTTTTGCAGGGCTGGTTGAGAGCCTCGCCGAAGTCGTGCCCTTGCTCGTCGAGCAGCTGCCGGTGTTCATCGAAGGCATTTGCACCGCCCTAATCGAGAGCATGCCGATCCTCCTCGAAGCAGGCCTTCAATTCTTCATGGCGCTTGGACAGGCGCTCATCGAGGTATTGCCGCTGCTTCTTGAGCAACTCCCCGACTTCATTGCGGGCTTCATCGAAATGCTCGTCACCTTTTTGCCACAGCTCATAGAGGGTGCCATGCAATTGTTCACCGCTTTCGTAGAAGCGCTGCCGCTCGTTATCCCCGCCCTTGTCGAGGCCATCCCGACGGTTATCCAGGCAGTGTGCGACATGCTCCCAACGCTCTTCCCCCTTATCCTGTTCGCCGCCGTGCAGCTCTTCCTTGCCATCGCGCAGGCGGTTCCCCAGATCCTCGAGGCACTTATCCCGGCAATAGGAGCGCTTATCCAGGCAGGCATCGACCATCTGCCCACCTTTTTGGAGAACATGGGGAATGCAGCGAAGGAGCTGTTCCGCAAGATCGCCGATGCGGTTCCCAAGGTGCTGAACGACCTGAAAAACGCTCTTGGCGAGCTGATCTTGGCCGGAGCTGCCAAAGTTGGCGAGTTCGCCAACGACATGATAGCCGCAGGCGAGAACCTCGTGCACGGCATCGTCGACGGCATCGGAAATGCAGCCCGCAGCGTCATCGATGCCATCGGAGGCGTCATCAACGATGCCATAGGGTGGGCGAAATCGCTTCTCGGCATCGCCTCCCCTTCGAAGGTGTTTCGCTCTATCGGCGGGTACGTTTCGGAGGGCTTCGCCGACGGCATCGCGGCCAAGGCGGGCGAGGCAGTGGGCGCCATGAAGGCGCTGGCCGACGACGTGGTCGACGCGGCCAAGGCCGACCTTCCGGCCATCGAGGTGCCGGTGGGCTTCAACGTGCGGAAGCTCTCGGCGGGATCGCTCGGCGGGTTCGGCTTCGCCGCCGCCTTCGCCGCGGCGCCTGCAGGCGGACAAACCACGAACAACTACTACACGATCGAGAAGGTGGACCTTTCGGGCGATCCTGCCGCAGTGAAGGCGGCGGGCACGCTTTGGAACGGCGTTCGCCGGCAGATGAGAATGGGGGCGATATAACATGGCAACCTGGTCGGGATGGAGCAAGCCTTACGGCGACAGCCGCGCCATGGCCGTGGGCGTGGACGCATGGATCAGCTCGTCGAGCGACACCGAGGTGTACATCACCGTCAGCGCATTGGCCAAGTCGGGCGATGCGGGTACCTGGGAGGCGGCCTACCAGTACGGCGTGATGACGCAGGACGGCCACGCGACCGCCGGCAACCGCGGCGCCGAGTGGAACGAGGCGGGCCGCGGCGTGCTGAACGCAGGCAACGGGGTGGCGCAGGGCCAGCACACCTACGGACCCTTCACGCGCGAGACATCCGCCTATAACGTGACCTGCTGGGGCAAGGCGTGGGGCGAGACGGTGAACGGCTACGGGGCCTGGGCCGGAAGCGCCGAGGTCTACACCACCGTCACCGTGCCCGCGCGGCCGGTGTACGCGCCGCCCGCGGCAACGGGCGTGACGAACACCCGGCAAGACGACAGCCGCAACGTGGTGGCCTGGGCGAACCACAGCGATACCACCCACCCCTACGACTCCATCAAGGTGGAGCGGTCAATCGACGGGGGCAGCTGATCCCAGATTGCCAGCATCTCGGGAGCCGCAACCTCGTACGTCGACGCCTCGACCGCGGCGAACCACGCCTACGCCTATCGCGTGCGCGCCCAGAACGCCGCCGGCTTCAGCGCCTACGCGACGAGCGGAACCACGTACAACACCCCGGCGGCACCCCGTGGCATCGTTGCCTCGCGCTCGGCCGTGAACACCGTGATGCTCACCATCGACAACCCCGCCCTCACCGCCACGGCGCTGGAGCTCCAGCGCTCGGCCAGCGGCACGGACGGATGGGCTGCCGTGAAGACCGTTCCCGGCTCCCCCGTCGCCGAGGCGGAGGACGAGCCAGGCGGCGGCACGTTCTACTACCGCGCGCGCAACACCCGCGCATCGCTCGCCTCCGATTGGTCGGCCGCCTCCAACAAGGTGGTGACCATCGTCGCGCCGGCGGCGCCGAGCCTCATCGCGCCGGCCTCGGGCGTGACCCTGCCCAAAACGCAACCGACCGTGTCGTTCTCCTGGAAGCACAACCCCATCGACGGGTCGGAGCAGAGTGCGGCCCAGCTGCAGCACAGCGTGAACGGCGGGTCGACGTGGACGGCAGTGCAGGTGACGGGCGATGATCAGGAAACGGCCGTCGCCAACAGCTGGGAGAAGAACGCCATTGTGACCTGGCGCGTGCGCACGAAGGGCGCCCATGCCGACTACGGTCCCTGGTCATCCGTGCAGGCGTTCAAGGTATGCCAGGTACCCAGCGTGGCCATTTCCTCGCCGGCGGCCGACGGAACCGTGCTGAACGACGTGCCCTTGAACGTGGCCTGGACCTATACGGACGAATCCGGTACGCAGCAGCGCGCCGCCCTCTCCATCGCCGACTCCCAGGAGCGCGAGCTTTGGAGCACCGTCGTGCAGGGCCCGACCGCCTCGCTTTCCATCCCATCGTCGGAGCTGCTGCCGGAGAACCACGGGAGCTTCCGCATCGCGCTCACCGCGTACTCCACGTCCGGGCTGGCGGCTTCGGCCTCGCGCACGTTCTCGACCGATTACGAGGAGCCGGCCGAGCCGGGCCTGCAGGTTGAGGTGGACCCGGTGCGCGGCAGCGTTGCAGCCACCGTGTTCGAGGGCGCAGCCGCGACCGGCGTGCCGCGCACGGCCTCGCTCGGCCTGTTCCGCGCACGGCCGGACGGCACGCTGCTGTGCCTGGCCGACGGCGTTGCGTCGGGCACCGGCGTGACCGACCTGTATCCTCCGCTCGATTGCGACCTTTGCTACCTCGCCGTCGCCTACACCGAGAACGGGCTCACCGCGCGCACCGAGCGGGCCGCCCGCGTGCCCTCGGGCGGCGCCGTGTTCTTCAACTTCGGAGACCACGGCTACGCCGACGTGGCGAAGGTGGCTATGGACGTGGAATGGAGCACGTCGGTGGCAACCGACAGCGAGGTGATCGACACGGCGGGAGCGGAGGACCCGCTGGTGTTCTTCGGCACGGCCAAGTCGGTGGAAGGCGGCGTGTCGGGCGACGTATGGCGCAACGCGGCCAACGCGCCCGCCCGATGGAGCGACGAGGCTTGCCGCGCGGAGGCGTTCGAGCGACTTGCGGCCGATACCGGCATCAAGATCGTGCGCTACCCGAGCGGTTCCGTCATGCCGGCGCATACCTCCTGCAAGACGGCGACGTCGGCCGCCAACGGCCTGGTGTCGTCCGTAGAGGTAACGGCAAGGAAGGTGAGGGCAGATGAACTGGTTCTCTAGCGGACGCGTGGACACCTTCCGCTTCGTGCGGGTGCGCTGGGGCACCTGGACGGAGACGGAGGAGCTGGAAGGCATCATCGGCGGCACGCTCGAGCGGAACGACTCCACCGCCATCAAGGCCTCGGGATCGCTCGACTATATCCTTGAGCCCGCCTTGGGCAGCGACCTCGTGCGCGTCTACTCCGACAGCTACTACCCGCCCACGGGCGAGCGCACGAGCATCGCCCAGGGAACGTATTTGGCGTCCACGCCGTCGAGCACCTACCGGGGCGCCATCGAGGAGGGAACGGCCGACCTGTACGGTGTGCTGCACGTGCTGGCCGAGGATTCCTTCGCCGAGCCGCTCGTCGTGCCGGCCGGCACGCGGGCGGTCGACAAGGCAGCGGAGATCGTGCGCGAGGCAGGGCTGCCGGTCGTCGCATCTGAGTCCCCCGCCACGCTCGGGTCGCCGGCGGTGTTCGACGACAAGGACACGAGCAAGCTGGACGCGGTGAACTGGCTTCTGGACTTCGCCGGTTTCGCCAGCGCGGGCTGCGACGGCTACGGCACGGTGCTGATGCAGCCCTACCAGGATCCCTCCCTGCGGCTGCCCGTCCTGGCCTTGGAAGACGACGGGGCGTGCATCTTCCGCAGCGGCGTGGTGCGCGAGTACGACACGTTCGACGTTCCCAACGTGGTGGTGGTCGTCTGCTCGAACGCGCAAGCCGGCTCGATGACGGCCAAAGCCGTGAACGACGACCCGCAAAGCGCCTTCTCCACCGTCGCCCGCGGACGCGAGATCGTGCGCAAGGAAACCGTCTCGGACATCGCCAGCCAAGAAGCCCTGCAGGCCAAAGCGGAGGCGTTGCTGGCCGCAAAGACGTCGATGGTCGAAGGGTTCGAGATAACCCACGCGTTCGTCCCGCTGGAAATGGGCGATGTCTGCTCCCTCACGTACCGCAAGGCCGGCGTGCACCGCGACGACCTCGTGGCCGTGCGCCAATCCCTGAAGCTGAAGCCCGGCATGGAGTGCACCACGCGCTTCCGCCGCTTCCCGAGGAGCTGATGGCCATGGATGCTTTCGACATCGCCCTGCTCATGGCGAACCAGCATGCCGACAGCCCGGTGAGGATGCGCTACGGCACCGTCGTCGGGGCGTGCGACGAGAGCGTGCTCTCGGTGGTTCCCGACGGTCAGGAGTCGCCCGTGCCCGCCGTGAAGTGCTGCCTCCCCGTGGAGGGGAGCCGCGTGGTGCTGCTGGTTAACGGCACCGAGTGGCTGGCGGCAGCCGTCGTAGGAGGCGATTGTCCCTATGGCGTAGGGGACCTGTGGATCACCCTCTCAAGCGACGATCCTCGCAATCGCTGGCGTGGGACCGCCTGGGAGCGCGTGCTCGACCGCATGCTGCTTGCGAGCGGCAAGAGAGACGTCGCAGAAACGGGAGGCGAGGAGGAGCACACTCACTGGCTGCCCATCGGCGACGAACCAGGATTGGGATACCTATCTGCAACAACCAGCCTGCACCATCGAGACGTAAACGTGCCTCATCAGATACACGCAGAAAACAGCTGGATCGAAGCAGGAATAACGAGTCAAACCTGCTCGTATGAAGCATCGAGCATGCCTCCCTACTTGGTTGCGCATATGTGGAAGAGAATTGCTTGACGTAAAGGAGGACTCCCTACCCATGGACAAATGCCCCGAGCACAGCGCTCATGACCAGCATCTCGATCGGCTCGATGCGCGCGTCCTCGAGCTTGAGGACGCGAACAAGGAGCTATCGCGGTTCACCGAGCGCATCACGGTGCTCGTGGACAAATACGACGAGACGCTCGACGACCACGCCGCGCGCCTCGCCGCCCTCGAATCGATCCCGGCGAGGCGGTGGGAGCAGATCGCCAACTACACGCTGACCGCCGCGCTCGGCGCTGCCGCCGGGATCGTACTCGCCCACTTCGGACTCTAAGGAGCCTACATGAACGACAATGCGAAACAATGGCTGCGGGCCGCAGCCATCCGCGCCGCCAAGACGGCTGCGCAAGCTGCCATCGGCACCATCGGGGCCTCGACGGCACTCGGTGCCGTGGACTGGCCGCTGGCCGCATCGGCAGCGGCTCTCGCTGCAATTGCCTCCCTGCTGACCAGTATCGGAGGCCTTCCTGAAGTAGACGGGGGATCAACCCTTCCGTCGCTCGCGAAAGGAGGCGAGTGACATGGCCGCGTCGAACGAGGTGGCCGCGCACATCATGGAGCACCTGGTGGCCCATGACGGCGACGGCGGCCACGGGTACAGCCAAGGGTCGAACCGCTGGGGCAACGGCGTACTGGAAACACTGGAGATCGACGGTCACGCCTATCGCTTCGCGGGGGGCGACCGCGATTGCTCCTCCGGCGTTATCAGCGCCTACGAGGCGGCCGGAGTGGATTGCGGGGGCGCCACTTACACCGGCAATATGCGCGTTCGCCTGTGCAGCACGGGCAACTTCGAGTGGAAGCCGATGAGCTACACCGCGCAAAGAGGCGACATCTACTTGAACGAGCGGAGCCACACCGCACTATGCAAGTCGGCCGTACCCGACATGCTCATGCAGTTCAGCATCGACGAGAACGGCGGCATCATTGGCGGCCGCGAGGGCGACCAAACCGGAAGCGAGTCTAACACGCGACCCTACTACGACTACCCTTGGGACGGCATACTGCGCTTCGTTGGGGAAGGAGGCGCGCCTGCGCAGGGATCTCAGAGCAGCACGATACCGGACATTCGCTACCGTGCCTGCTCGCAAGCCCAAGGTTGGCTTCCGGAAATGGTAAACCACTTCGACCCCTCGGGCTCGGGCGACGACTACGCCGGCGACGGTTCCCCCATCGTGTACCTGGCGGTGGACATGCCGGGTTGGTACCAGGCGCGCACGCAGTCGTCTGGCTGGCTCCCACCCGTACGCGGCTACGACGCCGATGACCTGGAGTACGGCTGCGCGGGAGACGGAACGCCCATCACCGGCATCCGCTGCTACTATGAAACTCAAAACCCCGCGGCCACCGGCTGGCTCGCCATCGAGTACGCCGTTGCGAACGTCGGCTGCGGGTTCCTGCCGAGCATGCGCGACTTGGCGGACACGGGCGGGTCGACCGACGACTACGCGGGCAACGGTGGCGTTATCAGCGCCTTCAGGGCCAGAATCGTCCGAGTGTAGGCCCTTATGGACGCCTACGATATCGCCTTGCTCATGGCCAACCAAGACCCCAGCAGGCCTTTGAAGATGCGCTATGGGACGGTGGCCGACAACACAGGAAGCCTGCTGCAGGTCGTCCCCGACGGGCAGACCGAAACGACGCCTGTGGTGAAATGCTGCCATCCCTTGAAGGGCGACCGTGTGATCCTGCTGGTAAACGGCACCGAATGGCTCGCCATTTCCGTAATCGGTGGCGAAAGCGCCCCGCCCCGCGTGGGACAGCCGTTTATTACCGCCGCAAGCGAGGACCCTCACATTGTTTGGCCGAATACCAGATGGCGCAAGCTGGAAGACAGGTTCATCCTAGCGTCCGGGATGCATTCCCGAGGAACAACCGGAGGCGAAGCCGCCCATACGTTAAGTTTGGCTGAAGTGCCTGCTCACGACCACAAGCCAAACGTTTGGGATGCTGTCATTGCACCCGGTTACTGGCAAGGAACCATTTCTGCGAGTACCGTTACAACAGGAGGAAATCTAGAAGCCTACAACAATATCAACAGGAATACCCAAGACTACCCGACGACTTCCTCAGGAGGGAGCCAGCCTCACAACAACATGCCGCCTTACGAGGTATTCGATATCTGGATTCGCATTGAATGATCAAACTGGCTGGGCCACCAGGATTCGAACCTGGATAGCTGGTACCAAAAACCAGAGTCCTGCCGTTGGACGATGGCCCAGTCTCGGAAACGCCCGCCGCAACCCGGAGCAGATGGCGGGCACGCGCCGATGCTTTCAGCCGGCATCGGCAAGTCACAAGCGCGTCTGGTGATTTTACCTGTTAAGCAAAGGCTTGGCAATGGCCGGTTATCCGGCCATTGCCAAGCTGCAGCCTCGAGTCAGCGAGCGCACTGAAGATTACTGGCGCTCCATCTTCACGGTAGTCGTCGTTCCCAGGGCCGATGCCTCGTAGCTGAGGATGCCGTTCTCGTACGTGAACGTCTTGGTCTCGTCTCCCGAGGCGAGCAGGGCGTTCGCGGTCTTGGAGGTATCGTTGACAGAATCCCACGTGTAGCTCTCCGTCGCCTCGGTCGGCGCCTCGTACGTGCCTGACCAGTAGAGCGACTTCGTATCTCCGCCATCGCTCACCCAGTTGATCTCGATAACGTTGTCCTGAATGGTAGCCTCCTGGTAGCTGTCCTCGGACTTGGAGTTGACCTGCTTCCACTCGCCGCTCAGGTCGAGCGGCTTCTTCTGCTCTTCCTGCTGGGGCGCATCGGACGTCGAGCCGTCGGATCCGCCCGAGGCTCCTCCCCCGCATCCGAACAGGAACAAAGCCAATGTTCCGCACAGCGCCACCATGAGCATTTTCTTCAT